ATCAAAGTTCATTCTATCAATTTGTATATTACAGATTAAGACGAATTCAAGATGGTGGTAATGGCGTTACTGTACAAGATATTCCGTTTAGATTTATCCCTTGCATGGTTGCAGGGTTAGCTGCTTATTTAAGCATGAAGTTACCTAATGTTATGCCCGATAGAATCGCCATGTTAAGAGCAGATTACGAAGCAGCATTCCAACTAGCAGCAGATGAGGATAGAGAAAAAGCAAGTGTTAGGTTTGTGCCTAGAGATATGTTCTATTACAGGAACTAAAAATGCCTAGTAAATATTCAAGTGGTAAGAATGCGATTGCACAATGTGATCGATGTAATTTTAGATATAAACTGTCTCAATTAAAACGCTTAGTAATTAAGACAAAAAATGTTAATATACTGGTGTGTCAAAGCTGTTGGGACCCGGATCAGCCACAGTTAAGCTTAGGCTTATACCCCGTGAACGATCCACAGGCTGTGCAAAATCCAAGACCTGATAGTCCAAGTTATTTTCAAGCTGGACTTAATGGATTACAAACACTAGCAGTAACTGGAACACCTCAAACTGAAACAGGTGTACCTACACTAGGTAGTAGAATTATACAATGGGGTTGGAACCCTGTAGGTGGGTCAAGACTAAACGATGCTGGATTAACGCCAAATGATCTAGTAGGTATAGGTAACGTAGGCACAGTAACAGTAACAACAACTTAAGGAGAAGTAACATGGCATATAAATCAGGAGCTGATGGTATTACCAAACAAGGTAAAACTAAAGGTAAAAATTTAGGCAATGACGGCGCTAAAGTAGGTATTGAAAAAGGTCCTAAACATGCAGGTTCTAAAGGTGGTAAAAAGAACATTGACATGAAAACTATGGGTCGCGGTATGGCTAAAGTTGCAGCACAGAAAAAAGGATAATTATCATGGCAGAATATAAACAACCAATCGTTGTACCTAATGCAGATATTAGTTTTAGCCAAGACCCTAACAAGTTAAAAGCGCAAGACTTAAATCAAGGTACAGCTAGACAACGTGTAAGCGCAGGTGACCCAGGTTCTAATGCAATGAATAGACATGGTGAAACACAAATTCGTGGTTGCGGCGCAGCGACTAAAGGTACTAAAGCTAGAGGCCCAATGGCGTAATAAATGAATTACAGTCAGCTTGTAGCTCAAATACAGGATTACACAGAAAATCAGTTTACGACTACGGTAATAAATACGTTTATTACTCAAGCTGAACAGAGGATCTATAATACAGTCCAATTACCAGCGTTACGTAAAAACGTAACAGGTACGACTACGTCTGGAAATAAGTATTTAGCTATACCTACGGGTTGGTTATCTACATTTAGCTTAGCTGTAATTAATGCCAATAATGAATACTTGTATCTTTTAAATAAGGACGTGAACTTTATTAGACAATCATTTCCTGATACAGATTCAGATTTTTATGGTGTGCCTGAGTATTACGCAGTATTTGACCAAAACACATTTATTATGGGACCTACACCAGATGCGTCGTATTCAATGGAACTACATTATTTCTATTACCCTGAATCAATTACAACTGTGGCAGGGGGTACAACTTGGTTAGGTGATAACTTTAGTTCAGTTCTTTTATATGGTTCTTTACTAGAAGCTTACACTTATATGAAGGGCGAAAAAGACGTACTTGATAATTATAGAGTTAGATATGATGAAGCAATGCTTCTATTGAAACAGCTTGCAGATGGTAAAGATAGACAAGATGCATATAGATCAGGCCAAGTAAGGTACCCAGTTAAATGATTTTAGGACAAGCACAGACCACGACGTTTAAACTAAATCTATTAAAAGGTTTAGAGAATTTTTTTACAGGTTCACCTTATACATATAAAATTGCTTTGTATGATGCAACGGCTACTATTAATAGCGAAACAACGGCATATACAACAACTAACGAAATTACAGGTACTGGCTATGTAGCTGGGGGTAAAGTTTTAGCTCCTACTATAGGTAGTGATACTAGTAATAACACGGCTTATGTAACATTTGCCAATGTAACTTGGAGTCCTGCAAATTTTGCTGCAGCAGGCGCCTTGATATATAATAGCACTACAAACGCATCAGTCGCAGTATTAAGCTTTGGTGGGGTAAAAACAGCCACTACAACATTTACAATAGAATTTCCAGCAGCTACCTCAACCACTGCTGTATTACGAATTAATTAAGGAGTCAATTATGAATCAAAATGAAAAAGGTGGATTTGGAGATAATGCTACCATCACGCTAAATGCTGGTGCAACTGCTAATGAAACTGTAGGAATTGAAGGTTTTTATCATGTTACATGCCGTGATAAAGATGGTAATTTAAAATGGGAAGACTCATTTCCTAATCTAGTAAACGCTGTAGGTAAAGAATTAATGTTAGATACCTTATTAAAAGGTTCTTCATATTCTGTAACAGGTCCATTTTTAGGTCTTATTTCAGGTGCATCACCAACATTTGGTACAGGTTCTGATACACAAACGTCACATGCTGGCTGGACAGAATTTACTAACTACACAGTAGGTGGTTCAGCAGTTCGTGGTACAGCAGTGTTTGCATCAGCAACATCAACTGGATCAACACCATCAAACGTTACAACTTCAGCAGCTGCCGCTATTACTTACACTATTACAGGTGCAGGCGGTACAGTAGGTGGTTGTTTCCTAGTGACAGGTACAGGCGCTTCAAGCGCACAATCTAATACTGGTGGCGTGTTATATTCAGCAGGTGCATTTACAACAGCTAAGATTACTACAGCTGGCGATACAGTAGCGGTTACATACTCAACAACTGCAACAAGCTAAGGAGCTTAAATGGCTCTTGCGTTAAATGATCGTGTCCAGCAGCAGGGTACGGCTAACACCACAGTCAGCTTTACCCTAACTGCGTCAGTTACTGGGTTCCAATCCTTTGCCGTTATTGGTAACGGAAATACGACCTATTATTCTGCGACAGATGCGGCAGGTAACTGGGAAGTAGGTATTGGTACTTACTCTACTACGGGACCTACATTAACTCGTAACACAATTCTATCTTCAAGTAATTCTAATACTGCAGTTACATTCTCAGGTGTAGTCAATGTCTTTGTTACATACCCCTCAAGTAAATCAGTTAATCTAGATGGTTCAAGTAATGTCAGTGCATTAGGAACAGTATCTTCTGGCACTTGGCAAGGTTCAACTATAGGTGTTGCTTATGGTGGTACAGGAGTTACTACATCATCTGGCGCTAACTCTGTAATGTTACGAGATGCTAATCAAAACGTAGCTGTAAACCGACTTAATCAATCTAATACAAATACTACAGCCGTTGGCGGTGTCACCGCATTAACAACAGCATCAAGTTATATTCACACGCTTTCTGGTACTGGCAACCAAACATACACAATGCCTGATGCTACCACCCTGTCTACTGGGGTAGCATTTCTGTTTAATAACATGGCGACTGGAACCCTAACGCTTCAAGATTATGCTACTGGGCCTATTGGCACAATTCCTTCTGGTGGAGCTGGGGCAGTATTTTTAACTGTTAACGCTACTGTTGGTGGTACATGGGATTTACATGCTTATCTTCCAGAAGGCGTTACGTTTGGTACGAACGCTTTTAACCTTGGTACTTCCGTTATTACAGGTGGTACATGGAACGGTGGCACAATAGGTACAGCTTATGGTGGTACGGGACTAACTACTTTCTCTGCAGCTAACTACGCATTATATTCAACATCAAGTTCAACTTTAGTTGCGGGTACATTACCCGTTGCAGCTGGCGGTACAAACGTTACTTCATTTACAGCTAATGGTATTGTATATGGTAATGGCACATCTGCACTAGGTGTGACAGCGGCAGGTGTTACAGGAGAAGTTTTAATAGGTAATACAGGATCAGCTCCAACATGGGGTACTTTATCAGGTGCAGCAGTTACAACTTTCCAAACGTCTTTAAACGGATTAACACCAAGTACAGCTACATCAGGTGCTGTCACATTAGCAGGCACATTAGGTGCTACGTCAGGCGGTACAGGACTAACTTCTTATACGACTGGCGATATTATTTATGCCTCAGCTACAAACACATTAGCTAAATTACCAGCAGGTACAAACGGACAAATACTTAGTTTAGCTTCAGGTATTCCTTCATGGATTAATAATACATCTACTGGTGTTTCATTTGTAGTCACAAACTTTACTGCTACAGCAAGCCAAACAACATTTACAGTGACCTATGTAGTAGGCTTAGTAGAAGTTTATAGAAACGGTGTTAAATTAGCGATTGCTGACTATACAGCATCAAATGGTACTACAATTGTTTTAGCTACAGGCGCTAATGCAGGGGATGTAATTGAAGTCGTAGCGTTTGGTGCGGTTAACACAGCAGCCGTGATTACAGCAGAAGACTTTAACGGTACAGGGTCTCAAACAGTATATACAATGTCTGTCACACCAGCTAATTCAGCATCAGTCATTATAGCTATATCAGGTGTAGTTCAAGACCCAAGCACATATACAGTATCAGGAACTACCTTAACATTCTCAACAGCACCCCCAGCAGGTACTGACAATATTTCATGCCGTT